GACTATGACGACGATCTCCTGGCGCTCTATCAGGTGAGCGCGCGCAACATGGCCGAGATTTGGCTCAACCGCGCGCTCATCACGCAAGAGCTGCAATTCACGATGACGAATAGTCCGCCGCCTACGGCATCGCCGTTGGTGCCGCAATCGCTCATCGTGTTTCCGCTCAACTGGCCGCCCGTCATCCGGAAGCCTATCGCGATCCCGCGGGCGCCGTGCCAGAGCGTCAGCGAAGTGCTCTACGGGCAAGTCGGCGAGCTGACTGCGGCCGATCCGGACGCCTACGTGCTGAACCTCGATGTCGAGCCGGCACAGATCATGGTCAAGGCGCCGATGGTGCCGATGATCCCGGCTTACTCGATGCAGATGACCTACACCGCCGGCTATGGCGACGATCCGAGCGAGATCCCGCCGCTAATCATCCAGGCGATCCTGATGCTGACCGCCGGCATGTATGAAAACCGCGGCGATGTCGATGCGCCGACGCTCAACGCCGCATATTCGATCATGGCGCCTTACCGGCTCTGGCAGTTCAACGGATGAAATATCTCACCCCCGGCAAAATCGCGTGTCTCGGCGTGGTGCTGTTTGTGATCGGCAACGAAGTCACCGAGGGCGCGATCCGCAACACGCTCGAAATCATCGCGGGCGTCCTGGCCGTTATCGGGCTGGTGTTGGAGTAGATGCCCGAGAATCCGTCCGGCGCGCTTCCGTCCTCTCACGGCATCGCCTCGCTCCGCTGGCGGGTGACGCTCTATCGCCGCGATCAGGCGCCCGGTGCGAACAGCGGCATCGATGAGAACTTGGTGCTGATCGCCACGGTCCAGGCGGACGTGCAGCCGACCTATCCGACGACGCACTATGGCTCGGCGCAGGTAGATATGCCGATCACCCACATGATCCGGGTCCGGTGGCTCGATTACGTCGAGAACACCCACATCGTAATGCGCTCGACCAGGCGCCCCACGGACGACACCTTCCGCACCGAGCTGTTCCGCGTCCGCCGCGTCAAAGAGATCGGCGGCCGCAAGCGGTTCTGTGAACTCGAATGTGAACTCGAATACGTGAAGACGACGGCGGGCGACACGGACGCCGAGCGCCAGATGCTCTTTGCCGAGAACGGCATGGCGAGCGTCCATTGAGGCTACAGCTCCGGGTGACGAGCTGGGGCGAGATCATGCTCGACAAGCGGCAGTTCCGCGCGTTGATGCGGAGCGCCGGCAATTACGTGAAGACGAAGACCGGGCGGCTCATCAGCCAGACGAGCGGATCGGGCCGGCTCTATCGCGGCAGCGGCGGCGCGCGCTATCGCGGCAGCTACCGTCCCGGCCACTATCGCGCCTCGGCCGCGGGCCAGCCGCCGGTCATGGTCACGGGTACGCTAAAGCGGTCACTCCGCACCTACGTGTTCAAAAATGGCGAAGGCTTCGCGGTCCGCGAGCGCGCCTTTTACAGCTTGTTCCTCGAGGCCGGCGCGACCGGCGGGCGCCCCGGCAGCAGACCCACCGGGCGAAGCGCAGTCGCTCGGTGGAGGGCGCGGCGCAGGGGCCAATCCTCCCGTGTCCTTGAGCCGCGCCCGCACCTCGACCGTGTGATGGCGGAAGAAAAACCGAACCTCGACCGGCGTGTCGAGCAGTCGCTCTATCAAGGCCTGCGCTGGCGCGACACGACGAAGAAATGAGCGATCCGGTCCTGGGCCCGACCATCGAACAGCTCCGCGCCAACTGTCCGCCGCTCGGCGGCAACGTCGCCGGCGCCGCCGACTTCCAGAAGGGCTTGCAAAACTACAACACCAACATGGTGCTGCCCGCCGCCTACGTCGTGCCGCTCGATCAGGAGGCGGAGACCGGTCCGAACGGTCTGCAAAATCAGCAAATGGTCGGCCTGTGGGAGATCATCGATAAGACCATCGGTGTCATTGTCGAGCTGGACGCGACCAGCGACCGGCGCGGCCAAGGGCCGGCCATGCAATACGACGTCATCGAGGCCGCGCTGTTCGCCGCGATGCTCAACTGGTCTCCGGTCACGTGCCGGGTGCCGAATAATCAGGGCTTCTACTTCCGCGGTGGTCGGTTCCTCGACCTCGACCGCGCCCGGTTGTTCTACCAGTGGGAATTTGGGTTGCGCTACCAGATCACCGACGAGGACGGCTGGCAGGCCTCGACACCCGAAGACCTGATCGACATCGAACTCGACATCTACAAACAGCCCACCGAATTGCCGCTGCCGCCCGCTGACGGTACGCCGCCGTCGCCGGTTGTTGTCATCCCAACCGATCAACCGCCTTTCAGCAGAGAGGATTTACACGATGAAAGTGAAGCTCGGCGAAGGGCGCGCCCTGCGCGATCCCGTAACCCACATGCTGATGAAACCGGATGAGGTCCGCGACGTACCGCAAAGCCAGTTCTGGATGCGGCGGCTGCGCGATGGTGACGTCATCCCGGCGCAAGATACACCGGCTCCGGAGCAGCCCGCGCGGAGAGTTCCGCGCCATGATGGGGAGAACGTGTAATGGCGATTAACTTCACCTATTACCCCGACAGCAACCGGGTCCCCGGCGTCTATGTCGAGATGGACCCGAGCCAAGCGAACAGCGGCGTTGCGCTACAGCGCTCGCTCGTTATCGGCTCGATGCTCTCGACCGGCAACGCCGTGCCAAACCAGCCCATCGAGGTCGAGTCGATGGTGCAAGTCGAGCTGGCGGTCGGCCGCGGCTCGATGGCGGCGCAGATGGCGCAGGCCTATCTCAGCGCCGACAATTTCGGCGATCTCTGGCTCCTGCCGGTTGCCGACAACGTGGCCGGTCAGAAGGCCTCCGGAAGCATCCTGTTCCAGGGTCCGTGTACCGCCCCCGGCACGCTGAATATCTACGTCGGCGGAATGCGCGTGCAGATCGGTGTCAATCTGAACGATGTCGCCTCGACCATGGCGGCAAATTTCGTCGCCGCTTGCGCGGCCAATCCGGACCTCGCCGTGACCGCGGCGCAGGGGACCGGCTCGGCGCCTGGACCGGCAACCGTGCATCTGACGGCGAACAACGCCGGCCTTGCCGGAAACGACATCGACATCCGCGCAAACTATCTCGGGCTTGCCGGCGGTGAGACGTTCCCCGGCGGCGTCACCGTGCAAGTCTCGGCGATGTCCGGCGGCAGCGGCAATCCGGACATCACCGCGGCGCTCGCGAACCTCTCGGATCAGACCTTCGATTTCATCATCACGCCCTACACCGACACGGCGAATCTGAACGCCATCGAGGCGTTCCTTTCGGACTATCAGGGGCGGTGGTCGTGGGAGCAGATGCTCTACGGCGGCGCGTTCGCAGCCTACCGCGGCACGCTCGGCTCGCTGACCGCATTCGGCAACGGACGCAACGACCAGCACATGAGCGTGATGGGCTTCAACGACAGTCCTGATCCGGAGTGGGTATGGGCGGCGCAGATCGGCGGCTATGCCGCGGCGAGTCTCCGTGTCGATCCCGGCTTGCCCCTCCAGTATATCGCCACGACGTTGAAGGCGCCGCCGGTCGCGTCGCGGCTCGATATCGGCGAGCGGAACACGCTGCTCTATGACGGCATCTCGACCTTCCGGGTGAACGATGCCGGTCAGGTTATCATCGAGCGGATGTGCACGACCTACCAAAAGAACGCGGCGGGCGCTCCGGACGACAGCTACCTCGATGTCGAGACGATGTACGGGTTGATGTTCGTCGCCCGCGATCTCGCCAACTATCTGCTGACGCGCTACGCCCGCAAAAAGCTGGTGAGCGATGGGACGCCGATCCTGCCCGGTTCGAACTGCGTCAGCGCGGCGATGATTAAGGCCTCGACGGTCTCGGAGTACCGGGCGCTTGAAGCCGCCGGCTATGTCCAGAACTCGGCGCAGTTCGCGCAGAACATCGTCGCCGAGGACGCCGGCAGGGGCTTGGTGAAAATCCTCGCGCCGGTCGATCTCGTCAACCAGCTCCGGCAGATTGCAATCCTGCTGCAATTCCGCAAGAGCTAACCCGGAGGGTCCTTAAATGGCGAATTGTGAACGGCTCGCCGGTATCACCGGCCTCACGATTGACGGCACCGCCTACATGGTGGTGTCGGATGTCACGTGGTCGCCCGGCAAGTGGAAGCGTGAGACCCTGACGGGCCTCGACACCGTGCATGGCTATAGCGAAGTGCCATTGCAAGGCTTCATCGAGGCGACGCTCCGCGATAGCGGCGCGATCATGGTGGGCGACTTTGCCACCATGCGCTGCGTCGAGGTTCAGGTGCAGCTTGCCAACGGCAAGATCGTGGCGGGCAGCAATATGTGGAACACGACCGCCAACGAGGTCAGAGCCGCGGAGGGGACGTTCCAGGTGAAATTCGAAGGCATCGACGTTTCGGAGCAGGCACCGAGCTAACCAATGGAAAGCACCACTGCCACCACCAACGGCCACGTCGAGCCGGCGCTACCGTCGCTGGCTCGCACGCTCGATATCGACCTCGATCCGCCGGTTTCGTCATCGAACGGCCAGACCTACGCGACCCTCCACCTACAGGAACCGACCGGCAAGCAGGTCTACGCGGCCGAGCTGGAACTCAAAAGCAATCCGCCAACGGTTCCCGAGTGGCGGGCCTTCCAGATCGCGCTACTGTCGCAAGTGTCCGGCATAAACCGCGACGCGATAGGAAATATCCCCATCGGCGTACTCGATGAGGCCATTGATTTTTTAAACAGTATCAGGCGATCCGTCCGACGAACTGGCGTGACGTGATCGCCGATCTCACCTACTACTTCCACTGGTCTCCTGACGCCGCCTGGAATTTAACCTTCACCGAGCTTCGGTGGTGGAACGGTCAGATGCACCGAATAGCGGCGGGGATCGCCGCGAGCCGTGAGGAATAGGTGGCCGGCTATTCCGTAACCTACACCGTCGTTGATGACGCGACCGCGCGGATTGACCAAATCAACCGCCGCATCGAGCAGATGCGCGCGCCGCTCGACCGGACGAGAACGGCGCTGTCGAAATTCACCGATGCCGGCGGCTTTAAAACCATGTCTACCGGCATGGAAGGCATCTCAAAAAGCGCACAGGGTGTATTCGAAAGCCTGATGCGGATCGTACCGCCGCTCGGCGCCATTACCGGCGCCGCGACGATTGCCGGCGTGTTCAAGCTGGCGGATGCGTTCGGAAAGTGGGGTTACAACCTCTCGCTGAACGCCGACAAGATGAACCTGACGACGCAGCAGCTGGAGAATA